CTTCGGTAGAGGATCATTTCTAACTCTTGATGACGGTATCATTTTCTTAGACGGTAAGTTTTTACCATTTGCTAAGACTACAATCGAACTATCGAAATATAGTGCATATCCTTCATATCATATTGGTTTTGAAATCGTAGAGAGCGTAGTAACACACGAACAGGATCAAACCCTACTTGATCCTGCTCAAGGTACATTTAACTATGCTGCACCTGGCGCCGATCGCTATGTCACAACGGCATCTCTAGTAAAATATGCATTCGATGAAACTATTGGTAGCGATTTTAGCGAATATCTGGTAATTACCAATGGTCAACTTAACACTGCCGTAACAGAAGATCGCATCTATGCCGACCTTGGACGTAATCTTGCCAAGCGCACATTCGATGAGTCCGGTAACTACACAGTAAAATCTTTCCCGATCCTTATCAAAGAACATCTTGATACCGGAACAAACGGTGGTCTTCTGCCATATAACGTAGAAAATCCAGCCGCAGGTGGTGACGAAACACTTCTTGCAATCGGTATCGAAGCAGGTAAGGCATATGTTCGCGGCTATTCTTATGAGACTAGACAGACTGAATATTTGTTTGTTCCTAAGGGTAATACCACAAATGTTGTAAGTCAAGTTCCAGTATCAACTGCATTCGGAAGCTACATTCTAGTTGACAATTTCTGCGGTAACTGGGATATTGCGGCTGGCGACACAGTTTCTCTTCGTAGCGCCGCGGCAAATGCCATTGGTACTTCAGGATCACCTACAGGCGGTGCAACATCGGCAACGGCCGCTCCAGGTTCTCAGATTGGTACAGCCAGAGTTAGATATATTGCACATGAAAGCGGTACACCGGGTGCATACAACGCACAATTCCGCATGTATCTCTACGATATTCAAATGGCATCTTCATACAATTTTGAAGATATCAAGGGCGTATACTATGATACAACAGCCGATGGTCATGCCAACGTTGTTCTGGTAGACAGTAAAGCATATCTGTATGAAAGCAAGTTTAATAACTTGCTCTTCAAGTTACCAGCAAGAGCATTAAAAACCCTCAAGCCAACAGGTACCGCAAACAATTCGTTTGAGTATACCAAACAGTTTGATGATACGATTGACAGCAATAACAGTATCACATTTTCTGTAAGCTCACCTGAAAGTTTTCCGTTCACAATCGGAACACTTACGAATACGGAAATCCTTAACAATATCGTTGTTACTACAAAAGCCGCTTGCACAATCAATAGTGTTGGATATGAAATTGGTTCTGTATTAAATCTTCAATCGACGGCAAACGTTACTGTAACTAATACTGGAACTCAAATTACTATTCAGTTCCCAGGAACAATTAGTGCAGCAACCAATGTTCGTATTCACTGCAAGGTTCAAGTATCTGATGGAAATCAGGTAACAAAGGTTCTTAGAGAAAATGCAGTTGTTGTTCTGGACACACATGCCAGCGGAAATACTACGGGCACATATAATCTTGGTGCTTCGGACGCATATAAACTCCGATCAGTAAAAATCGGTGATTACTCTACACCAGCGGCAGATATTCAAACTAGCGGAACAGATGTCACGGATCTATTCACATTAGATAATGGCCAACGTGATAACTTCTATGCAAATGCTAGAATCGTAAAGAAATCAGGAGCAAGCCTAACTCTTACAAATAAGAAGTTAGTGGTAACATTCGATTACTTCACTCACGGCGGTTCTCCTACTACCGCGTATAATTTCTACACTGTAGATTCATATCCTATCGATGATGAAACCGGTGCTGCTGGTACTATTCGCACAGAACAGATTCCAATTTACACCTCGACAACATCAGGCGTAACATATGATCTTAGAGATACGTTAGATTTCCGTCCTCGTTGGGATGATACCATTACGTTTACTACAAGCCCAGCTTCCGCTACGGTCAATCCTACAGTAGGCTCTTCGCCAAGTGGTCCAACCGGCGGCGCTATCATTACGCCAGTTCCTACAGAACAGTTCATTTCAGATATTGAATATTATCTGGGCAGAAAAGATCGTATCATTATGGACGATCAGGGCGTATTTTCTTCGGTATATGGCGTATCTTCGCTATCTCCCGTAGAACCTATTGAGCCAGATAATGCTCTTTCAATCGCAGTTGTAAATATTCCGCCATATCCGTCTCTCGCACCTAATGTTGCAAAGTCTGTTAATAGACCAGACTACGGCGTTAAGTATAAGGCGATTGATAATCGTCGCTATACAATGCGCGATATCGGTCAACTAGAGCAACGCCTAAATCGACTTGAATATTATACTTCATTGAATCTATTGGAGAAAGCGGCAAGCGATTTATCAATCACTGATGCCGCGGGTCTTGATCGATTTAAGAATGGTATTCTCGTAGATGCATTTACTGGCCATAACGTTGGTAATGTTCTAAGCAACGAATATCATATAGCTATTGATCCGAATGCAAAAGAAATGCGTCCGTTCTTCTTTATGGAAAACGTAGACCTAAAATATAATTCTACTGCATCAAGCAACGTAACTAAGACTGGTGATCTACTAACTCTGCCTTATACAGAAGTAAGCATGATTAGCCAGCTTCAAGCATCTAAGTTCCGTAATTGCGTGGGTGAACTTCTGTTCAACTACATCGGTGAAATAACTCTAGATCCACCAGTAGATAACTGGACAGATACTACCACTCTCCCAGATATTGCCGCAAACTTTGATGGTAACTATGATGCATGGGAAACTCTAGCAGATGCATGGGGTACCCAGTGGGAAGATTGGCAAGATACCGGAACAGGTAGAGTATCAACTGATACTCAGGCTGCGGTTGGTAATACTGCGGTTCGTGGTGATACTCTTTTCCAAGAAGATATCGCTATTGTAACTACAACAACCCAACAACGTCAAACTCGCCAGGGTATTCAACTTACCGTTACACCTGAAACTCAGAGCCAAAGAATTGGCTCTAGAGTAACAAATACATCAATCATTCCGTTCATGCGTTCAATCGTAGTGACATTCTCGGCAAAGAGAATGAAGCCACGCACTCGCGTATATCCATTCTTTGATGGTGTTTCTGTTGCTGACCATTGCCGTCCTCTATCGGGTGTTGTTAGCGGTGCAGAAAACTCTATTCTGAATAGCGCAAACGCAACCGGAGATTATGGTGACGCGCTGATCACAAATGATCTAGGTGAATGCTACGGTCAATTCCGTATTCCAGCTGGTACTTTCCGCGTAGGCGAAAAGCTATTCCGTTTGGCAGACGATATTAGTAACAGAGAAAAGTTTGTTACCACTTCGGCATCAATGTCATTCTCTTCGAATGGGTTGTCACAGTCGGTACAAGATACCGTAGTTTCTACTCGCGTTGCGAATTTAGCCACGAATACAACGTTCGATTCTAGAACAACAACCGAAACTAATACTACTGTAAATCGCCTCGGTGAAAGAGCGGTAGGGGTTGTTCAAAATACAACTGTTAATAATACATTCACTACGGTAAATGATATTACAAATGTAACAGAAGTTACGCAAGTTACTAATGTTGTTAATAATACTAATATTACCCAAGTAACAAATAATATCACTAACGTTACCGAAGTTACACAGAATATTGCACCAGATCCGGTGGTGCCTGTTGTTATTGGCGGGCCGTTGACATTTGATTTCCCAAGAATTAGTTTGGATCCTATTGCACAAACGTTTATCGTTTCTGATATGCCATTTGGATGCTACGCTACTTCTATTGATGTTTATTTCAAGAAGAAGTCCTCAACAAATCCTATCACTTTGCAGCTCCGCGAAGTTATCAATGGATATCCTGGCAATAAGGTAATTCCGTTTGGTGAAGTTATTCTGACACCAGATCAAGTAAACGTTGATGCAACAAATGCACAAGCATCCACTACGTTTACTTTCCCATCACCAGTTTATCTACAGAACAATACCGAATACTGCTTTGTTCTAATGCCAGCAGGCAACGATCCAAACTATGAAATTTGGGTTTCTGAATTAGGTGAAAATAATCTGAATACGACAACTCGTATTTCAGAACAGCCAAATACTGGTGTTCTGTTTACTTCTGCAAATAACAGAACATGGACATCATGGCAATCAGAAGATATTAAGTTTGAACTTCAAAGAGCGGACTTTGATATCACAACTACAGCCGATGTTACTCTGAATACTTTTGATGTAGACTATGCTAAGTTTGATTCATTCTCAGGTTCAGCATTTGCATCGGGCGACAAGATTCACGGCTTCTCGTTCGATATCGTGAATGCGGGTACTGGATATACAAACGGTACTATCACTCACACTCTAAGCGGTGGGGGTGCAACATCTAACGCTACTGTAGCTGTAACAATTTCTGGTGGTAGTGTAACTAATGTTGCTGTTATAAATCCTGGCGCTGGTTATACAAGCAATCCAACTCTTACAATTGTAAGCGGTAGTGGTACGAATGCTAATGTCGCCGTGACATTAAATTCCGGCTTTGTTCATAACTACGATAGTCTTTATAATGTTGCAAAGGTATTTGTAAACAGTGGACAATTTGCAGTAAATGATGTTGTCGGTAACGGAACATCATACGGTCAGATTGCAGAACTAGAAGACAAGGTTCTAAATGCTCTTGGCGCAAACGTTGGCTATCTAGACCATACTCCGTGCCAGCTAATCTGGTCGTATTCGGCTACTGCTAATACGGGTAGCGAAACAGCGGCATCGACCACATACTACAATTTTGTTCCTGATAAGACAACTGAATTGACATTCGATGCAGCCGTTCGTTCATATTCTAATGAACAGGCGGATCTTGGTGGCGACAAGTCGTTCAAGATTAAGTTGGGTATGTCAACTCAAACATCAACTGTTTCGCCAGTAATTGATCTTAGAAAATGTTCTATGATTGTTGTGGCAAATGATGTAAACAACGATGCTACAAATGAAGATATCGGCATCGGAAACGCAAATTCGAAATACGTTTCTCGTCAAGTTGTTCTTGACGACGGTCAAGAGGCAGAAGACCTGAGAGTATACCTAAGTCAGTATATGCCAGAAGGCACAAGCGTTAAGGTATATGGTAAGTTCTTACACCAAAGCGATCCAGAAAGTTTCGATGAGAAGGATTGGATTGAATTAACATCTACATTACCAACCGGCTCATCGGCCAGCTTTGTAGAATATTCATATGATATTCCATCGACTTCCCTAAACAATGGTGTATTTGAATACACTTCGGGTGGCGTAACTTACACGGGTTATAAGACTTTTGCCGTTAAGGTAGTCTTGCTATCATCTAAGACTTGTGTTGTTCCTAAGTGCCGCGAACTTCGCGCAATCGCTCTACAGGCATAATATGCAACAGCGATATCAACTGGATGACACTAATAAATATGTAAGAGATGGTAATTCTAAGGCGCTTATATCTACGGATATAGCTGGTCTACAGGCGTATAAGTTGAAAAAGAATAAAGAACGAGAACAAGCAACTCAACTTCGACAGTTTGAAAATGACATAAATACTGTTAAACAAGAGATGCAAGATATTAAATTGCTGTTGCAAGAAATCTTACAGAACCAGGGTAGATAAGATATGTCCACTATTACACTTAGATCCGTAAAGGGATCACCACTTACAAACACAGAAGTTGATAATAACTTCAACAATCTCAATACTGATAAGTATCAGTCGGGTGATAGTCCTAGTTTTGGTACTGTTACGCTAACTGGTGATTTCAAGCCATCGATTGCTGCCTCAGTTTCCGCTGCTGGCTCAAATCAATCGGGTGCTACCGAACTTGCGGCTGTATATAATCTAGTCACTTCGGTTACCGCTGGTCAGGGCGTTAAACTTCCTACCGCAACTGCAAAGCTAACTTATACTGTTGTAAATACTACTGCTACAAGCCTATTGATTTACCCTAATCTTTCAGACGCTATTAATGGTGGTACAGTAAATGCGGCAGTCACATTACCCGCAGGTACTTCTGTTACCTTTATTGCAAAAGATGCTACTGATTGGTATTCGCTGACTCCTCTATTGGTATACGATTCGAGCGGCACACGACTAAACTAAGGTTATAGAAAATGAATCCTTTAAAGATCAAGGCATCTGCTACACCTATTACGTCTTCAAACTTTCAGGGTTTGCAGACCATGTCGGACGCGGAAGTTAATAATTATATTGCTAATAAGATCACAGTAGGATTTGCTGGTGCGGCAGGTAATGGTTCTAACACTGCCGACATCAACGTTGATACAGCTAATCTTCTTTCTGGTACTGCTATCGGTACATTCGTGGACACGGATAGAACAGAAGCTACTGGTACCCACCCTGCTACTGGTGCAACAACTACAGTTACATATTATGCAAAGCAAATTACTACTTCGGATTCTGGCACAATTACCAATAGAGTAGTTGGTTATGATACTGCAATCAGGCAGCTATCAGATACCATGATCAATACGGATATTATTGATAAAGTAATTACCTCGATGGTCACAGAATCATCGTATACTGCCGGTCAATATCGTCTATCTGGTTCAGCCCCTGCTGGTGGCACATGGACAGCGCGTTACACTATCACTGATACTGCCAACGGTGGGAATACAACTTACTATATTTGGCAGAAGACTGCGGCTACATCTACACCAAATGCCGATCTTCGTCCATTGAAAGTAGTCAACGGCAATGGTCTAATGCAAATGTCGGATGCTGAAATTCAGCAAATGATTCCGTATTTTAGAAATCGCATTATCAGCACAGGCGTAGGCACTTACAAAATTCAATCATCTACTCCAGTCGGCGGAACATGGGTTAGCATGGGGTCTGCTTCTGATACGATTGAACAAATTGCCTCTCAGAATTACATCGGTTCATATGGTGGTACTCGCACTTATTCTAACGTAGGCTATAGCGGTACCAGAACATATTCTAACGCGGCGTATACGTCAACCTTTGCTGGTACCAGAACCTATGCATCAGGTGCTGGCCAATATGCCGGTTCAAGAACATATTCTAACGCATCATATACGTCAACCTTTGCCGGTTCAAGAACAAATACCTATGCTGGTTCAAGAACATACACTGGATCGTATGTCACTAACTTTGCTGGTACTAGACCATATGCCGGTTCTAGAACTTATTCCGCTTCGTATATTCTATACTACGGTGGTTTCGTAGGTGGTACCTTTGCCGGTTCGAGAACATATGCGACAAACTATGTTTCGGCATCGCAAAACTTTGCTGGTTCATTTGCTGGTACTAGAACTTATAGCAATCCTGCCTATTCAGGCGTATATGCTGGCAACTATACTTCACCCGCGTATGCTGGGTCAAGAACATATTCTGCCAGCTATGCCGGTTCGAGAACATACTCGGGTACCTATTCTAGCAGCTATGCAGGTTCGAGAACATACACTGGTGCATATGCTGGTTCAAGAACATACACTGGCTCATATTCTGGTACATATGCGGGCGATACAATTCTAGTGACTAAAGATACCGTAAGCACCGTCTCTCTTTGGATTCGCACTGCTTAATCTATACTATATACTTTATATTATTTCTTTTTATGGAGATTTGAATGACTGCGGATGATGGTGGTATTGTCTTGAATACAGAAGTCGTAGAGCAAACTAAAGACTACGAAGAACCTTTTTGGCTAAATAAAGAACTAAAGCAAGTAATGGTTATTATCATCTATCCAGATGGTAAGAGACTGCCTGCTTCTGTGTCGGGTGAAGGTAGTAACCCAGACTATATCGCCATCATGGAAAAGTTCACAGAAGAAGAAATCGATGAGAATACTCGTCGCAGAGAAGAGCGCCGCGCAGAAGAAGTCCGTCAGCGCATGGAACGTTCCAAAGTCGATATGCAGCGCCGTAAGGACGAGGCACTTTTCGAAGCCAAGCTAGAAGCATTTGAAATTCCTGTGATCAAGAATTCTACCAACAAAGCATTGAAGACTAAGATCCGCAGATCGAAGTCTGCTATGGAAGTTATGGCGTATACGGTGATGTTAATTCAGGCAGAAGAAGCACTAGGCGATGGAAAATAATGGGTTTGTTTATGTCGCATCGTTGCGTAGAGGTTACTACCGTGCAGCCAAAAATTCTGCACTATCTCTATTAGACTATTGGCCAGAGGCAAAGATCACTCTCTTCACTCATGCAGAATGGGTCGAAGAAGGTGACTATGAAATTTTTGAACGAATTATCACAGACGGTGTTCCGTATCACAAAAGAGCAAAGCTCTGGGCATTAGACAAAACTCCATATGACTTGACAGTTTATATGGACTGCGATACAGAAGTCCAGCACGAAGACATTCAGAAAATCTTTGATCAAATTCCAGAAGATGCAGATATTCTATTTACTGCCAATCGTCCGTATAACGCAGCACTTACTAAATTATCTGACACGGAAGAGATGACCGAACACTGTGGTCTTTTTGTTTACAGAAATAATCCTCAAACACTAAAGCTCATGGGCGCATGGTGGGGCGAATATTGTAAACAGAATGAACCAGGGTTTGATAGACAGCATTACCCAGAAGCAGCATTGCAGTGGGACACATTTACTATGTGGCGTCTATTGACTTACGGAAATATGGGTGTAAAGACAGCAAGATTTCCTGATCCAGATGCCCGCTGGAACTTTGTTATTGGATATAAGCAAGAAGAGTTGCAGGGTCAAGAAATTGTTATATATCACTACACACTGCCACCCTCGCTATTGGATAAGTAATGAAATTTTCAAACTCAATTAGTGATGATCTTCTAGAGATTTTAACACCCTATACTGAATGGTTCTTTGCTCAGGAAGATCATGATATTCTTCGAGAGCCTGATAGGCGCCGCGGATTCGATATCGATAGCGGCACTTCTGAAAAGTATATGAATGAAATTGTCGGTAAAGATGGAGAGCATGAGGGGTATCCAGAAACCGCTTTCTGTTGTGATATTGGCCTAGTCGATTCAGTTCCCAAGCACCATCGGGATATGCAGCAAAAGCTAAATCGCGAGTTGATTTCTTTTCTAGGTGCTAGAAATAATGCCGTTCACGTTTACTATCCAGAGAATGGATTTATGGGCTGGCACACAAACTGGAATGCAAGTGGCTACAACATTCTACTAACGTATAATACAGAAGAGAATGCAGGCTTCTTTAGATATCTAGATCCAGTAACAAAAGAAATGGTCACTCTTTGGGACCCTAAGGGGTGGTCCGTCAAGGTCGGTTACTTCGGTAGAAGAAGCGAGACCGATAAGGTCTTCTATCACTGTGCTGGGAGCCGTAGCAAGCGGCTCACTCTCGGTTATGTCATTCCCCATGAGGACCTCTGGAAATCTATGATTGAAGATATTTCTGGTGTAGATTATAGCGAACTTTAGTTCTTTTTACCTATTACCATGAAGCGATCAAAATTAACTTTGCCATCCCACGACCAATATGATTGTTCTATTTGTCCCTGATAGCTTACGTTTTTGACGCCAACATTTTCAACATGGCTGCCAATATCAGGCACACAATTAATTCCATACATTTCACGAAAAACATTTGACGATTGACAAGCAAAGATGCAATCTGGATTTGCTGTGGTCATGTTCTTCAACGGATACATACTTTCACATGCTATAGAAATTACGATATCGGTATCTAGGGCATTTATGTCGTGATATGCAAATGGAACATCCCAATTTAGATGATTTAATTCCACGCCGCCGTCAGAATAAAACTTATTGAACACCTTAGATAGCTCTAGGGCATCATTATCAATATCAATAAGATTTAGTTTTTTGACTTTTAGATTTTCGCAGAGCAACGGTACTAGAGGAAATCCTAGCCAAGAATTTAGAATTGTTATATCATGTGATTTTTCCATGTCAACATGTTTTTGTAATTCTTCTACGAGCCAGATAGAAGCATCAATCGTATTTGGATTTAGAGACTTTCGAAAGTCCTCATGTTTCCATGGCATTTCATGGCTGATCTTGTCTAGACCATTTCCCCAATTGCGATAGTTATTCAAAAAATTATAATTTAACATCTTCTGGTCTTTCCATTGAATCATATAAACGAATAATAGGGTCTTTGCGAACTAGTCTTTCTTCGATATCATCTGGCCACATATAACCATAATTGAAGCTATACACCCAGCCGGTAGGAAAAAATTCTATTTTTAAGAGACGATCTCTTTGATGACCGAAAAGATTGTCAAGACCGCGATAATAAAAAAACATCTGGTCAGGATAATCTCTAACAAACTTGGTAATTTTGTCAACATCTAAACTATCATTCCATCTTAAAACGCTTGAATTTAGATCAGTATATTTGTAGGGAATATCCTTGGTATCAATTTTCATTTGCTCCAAGTTATGCCAATGCGTCTTAACAAATGTCAAACTGTCATTAGGATTATGATCTATAATAGGATCGATGCTCTTCTGTATATGAAGATCCAAATCCAAGAATAGTTTTTCTCCCGTTTGACTTACTACATTTCGATCAAACAAATATAATTTATTCCACCATTTTTCATAATAATTTCCTTCTGGGAAATTTATTACAGACACCTCTTCATCTAGACCTTCAGGATCTTCTGTCAAGCAAAAGAACTTAAATTCTTTGGTGGTGTTCTTCTTGCACATCTCTAGAATTTTATTGACATGCTTGGAAGAATACTTTGTTCCCCACTTAACGGTGTAGATATTAATCATCAAACATTCCAATGCTCTAAAAGATCAGGATCAACTAATGATTCCTGCTTAACTTTACCTCTATTATTGTCCTGAAATGGAAGTAGATCAACGTTAAAGACACATAAAATACAGTCTTTTCTGTATTTAGAAACTTCTAAATCACCCTCTTCCCAATCTCTGCCTCTATTATATGAGTATGCAAATGTGCTAGGGAAATGTTTCCATAGAGGAGTATCACTGAATTCACCCCAACGCCAGCTATGGTAATTATCGGTGCCGTCTGTGAACGTAAACCATATACGTTCTTGATTTTCTAAAACATCGTTCCAAATGCACTCGGTCTGATCATCTGACCAAACCATGCAGCTACCATTCGTATATGCGCCGTGTGCTAATTTAAAGCTACGCGACTTCATAGGTCTAGGGTCTTGCCACCATGACCGCAGTTTTACTGGATTATCTAGATCATATGTTATGATGGGCGATAGATCATTTTGAATGATGACATCGAGGTCAAAGAATACAAATCTTCCAGTGGGTTTATCCTCTGCGAAGTTGTGGGTATTGAAGATGAACGTCTTGGGCCTGTCCCAGCAACGCGCCATACCGTATTTGAAATCCTCTGAGCCGAACCAGTATTTTGGGTGGATGTCCGGGATGTCTGGGAAGTCGATGACTTTGATTTCACTTTCGAATCCTTGGCTATCGTCCGTATAACAATAAAAATGAAACTCGAAATTATCAGGAGTATGTTTCTTTGCCATGCGATATAAGCGATTGACAAACTCAGGAGAATACTTTGTTCCCCATTTACAGCAAACGTAGTTTACTCTCATTTCCACAATCCAATAATATTTTCATCTAAACACTCTGCCAATTCAACGTGATCCTTTGCAGAGGGATGAGGAACATTGTCCGTATTAAACAAACAAATTTTAGCGTCATCTCTAAACTTAAATCGTTCTACGTCTTCTGGGTGATAGCGGCCTCTGTTCCAAGAATATGCCCAATCATTCGGTATATTTTTCCAGAAATTTCTCTGGCGCCAGTAATGATAATTATCTGTGCCTTTAAAGAATGTCTTAAAAATAATCTCGCTATTTTCCCAGACATCATAATATATATGCTGACATTGACCATACGACCATAGCATCATACTAGAGTTATAATATGTGCCACGAGTTTCGATGAAGAACCTTTCGTCTAGTTGGCCGTCTGGCTGCCACAAACTATTTAAAATTCTAGGCTTCTCCGCCAGTATATCGATTTCATCTATATTAGATTGTATGACAACATCTAAATCAAAATAGCAGAATTGATCTTCTCGTTCGCAGTCTAGCCACTCTTCCGAATTGAATACTAGAAACTTGGCGCGGTCGAAACAGAAGTCTTCTTTACCCCAGTAGTATTTTGGATGTAATAAATCATCGTCTGGTATGGGAACAACCTCTACATTCTTATTGATTCCCTTTGGATCATCCGTATAGCAAATAAATCTGAAATCTTTTGTGTAATTTCTCTTTATCATCTTATAGAGATTATTCACATACTTTGCAGGATATTTGTCACCCCATTTTATTGTTAGAAAGTTCATCATATTTCTTATCATATCCTGGAAAATAGTCTAATCCGTTCAACAAGCAAACGGTGTATTCGGGTCGATATCTATCTACTATTCGCTTCTCTGGGTCATAATAATCTGCACCATAAAGAAAGGAGTAAAATTCTCCCTTGGGGAACCACTTGAATTCAAATCCTTCATGCCACAAAAATCTATCGTCGCCCCAATACTTGATCATATAATAGTCGGCATCTTTTTCAAAATGCTCCCAGATCGCCTTTGCTTTTGGACTACCAGATTTCCATAAAACAGCACTCGAATTAAAATTGCTCAAATATTGCTCACTATATGACTTAGCTGTTTTATCTACCCAACCTATGTCTTTCCAATATGTATAGCATATTGTGGGGCGTTCGTCAATATAATTCCATAAATGATCTATATCTTTTTGTATTCTAATATCAAGATCAAAGTATAGAACATCTCCCAAACCCTCTAGTCCATACATCCATATTTTAATGAATGTGCCATCGACATCTTCTGGTAAAGGAATTACTTTAACTCTAGGGTCTAATGTTTTATCATCGGTAATGCAGGCGTAATTATACTTACCGCCAGTTGCTTCTATGATCCGATCAACATCTTCTTTTGAATATTTTGTGCCGTATTTCAGCATCAATATCGTTTTCATAGTTCACCTAAAATTATAAATAAGACAAAGAGATTTATAAGGGTTCTTATGGCACAGGTTCAAAATATTTATATTGACCAAGGATCGACGTATTCGATGTCATTAAATGTTACCGATCAGAATGGCGATCCGAAAGATTTGTCACAGTATACGGTGGCAGCCCAAATGCGTAAATCATATTACGCAAATACAGCCATAGATTTTGATGCGGAAATAACATATCCCTTAGATGGAGAATTGACAGTTTCTCTAACATCTGCAACTTCTGCGGATATTAAACCTGGTAGATATGTTTACGACATAGAAATTACTGGTCCAGAAGAAACCCTTCGTGTCGTAGAAGGTATCGTAGTGGTTAATCCAGGAGTAACAAGATGAGTGTTAAGGTAAATATACCGCTATCATCTACTATAAGCGCCTCGGTTTCAACAGGCAATAATATAAATACACAAATAGTAAGTAAAAAAGTTACGGCCGACTTGCAAACATTGGCGGATGTTGATGTCCAAGCTGCTCAGGATGGCTATACGCTAGTTTATAATAATGATACGAAGAAGTGGGAAGCAACCAACGTCAACGAAGTTGTAGCTACACCTACGGTGATTAACGGCGGAACTTATTAAAAGCATAATAAAAAGGAAGGTCCAAAGTAATGACAGTAATTCAAATTAAGAGTTCGTCTACAGCGAACGCTCCTTCTACTACCGATCTAGTAGAAGCAGAAATGGCATATGCAGAGGATCGTGCTGGTAATGGTGCCGCCGCGGTTCTCTATATTTCGTCGCTAAACTCGGATAATACCACAGAAGCAATTCATAAAATTGGTGGTAAATATTATACTGATAAGGTAGATGCGCGTCTTGTAGATGCCACTACAACAGTTGGTGGTAAACTTACTCTTGCTGAAGGTACTACAAACGGTTCTAATAAAGTAACTCTGAAAGCCGCAGATTCGCTCTCGGCCGATATTAGCTTCACTCTTCCTGCATCAGATGGTACTGCTAACCAAGTTCTTGTAACTAACGGTTCAGGTGTTCTTTCGTTTGCCTCGCCAGCAGCATCGTCGTTCACACTAGCTGGTGATAGCGGCACAGATACTTTCAATACCGGCGAAACGCTGACATTTGTTGGTGGCACAGGTATTGCATCTACTGTTACAAACAACACCGTAACGTTTGATATTGATTCAACTGTTGCTACACTCACTGGCACTCAGACTCTTACAAATAAGACACTCACTTTACCAACTATCGGCACTACAGGTGCTGCATTTAACGGTTCAACAAGTGGTGCTATTACTGTTGTTGCTACTGCTATTGCTGGTACTAACACACTAACACTTCCAGCCGCAACAGATACTCTTGTAGGTAGAGCAACAACCGATACTCTTACAAACAAGACCCTTACATCTCCAACACTGACAACTCCTGTTCTTGGTACTCCTTCAAGCGGTACTCTAACAAACTGCACAGGCTTGCCAGTATCGACAGGTATTTCTGGCCTTGGTACTAACGTTGCAACTGCACTTGCTGTTGCTGTTGGTTCAGCTGGTTCATTCGTAACCAATGGCGGTGCGCTAGGTACTCCTTCAAGCGGTACTCTAACAAATGCTACAGGTCTTCCAATTTCAACTGGTGTTTCTGGTCTTGGAACTGGTGTAGCAACATTCCTTGGTACTCCATCTTCTGCAAACCTTGCGGCCGCTTTAACAGATGAAACTGGTTCGGGCGCACTAGTATTTGGTACAGCTCCAACCTTCACAACTTCAATTGATGGTGGCGCAACCTTTGCTGCATTCGCATCTTCAACTGCACTGACAATTGGTTACTCAAGCACTGCCGCTTCGACAACCAACATTTCAACTGGTGCTGTTGCTACTGGTACAACCAAGACACTTAACCTTGCCACAGGTGGTGCATCTGGTTCGACAACCAACGTAAACATTGGCTCATCAGCCGGTGGTACAACAACTGTTAACAACGATCTTACCGTTTCTGGTAACCTAACTGTCAATGGTACTACAACAACAGTTAACTCGACAACAATTTCGGTAGACGACAAGAATATCGAACTTGGTTCTGTAGGCACTCCAACTGATACAACAGCCGATGGCGGTGGTATCACTCTAAAGGGTTCGACAGACAAGACCTTTAACTGGGTAAATGCTACAACTTCATGGACATCATCTGAAAATCTAGAACTTGCATCGGGCAAGGTATTCCGTATCAACGGTTCATCTGTTCTTAGTGCAACATCTCTCGGTTCAGGTGTTACAGGTTCATCGCTTACAAGCGTTGGTACAATCGGAACTGGTGTTTGGCAAGGTACTGCGGTTGGCGTAGCATATGGTGGTACTGGTAGAACATCACTTACTGCAAATGGTATTCTATATGGTAACGGCACAAGCGCAATCGGCGTAACCGCCGCTGGTACAGATGGCTATTTCCTATATTCAAATGCTGGCACTCCAGCATGGACTAACACCATCAACGGTGGAACATACTAATAAATAAAGGGAGAGGGTTAATCCCTCTCCCAACTTGTGAGGAATATTATGGATCAGACTAAATTTATCAATACATATATTGCAAATCTAGCCGAGCAACTTAAGGCTCTTACTCTAGATAACATTATGTTGAAGACTCAATTGGCTCTTGCCAATGAAACTATTGCTGAATTGAATGCACAGCTACAATCAGCAACAGAAAATACTACTACCGACGAAACAGAATCAGAAGTTCTGCCGATGTCGGATTACAAATAAGGCAGTGAAATGGCAACAAGAGTTCAATTAAGACGAGGAACAACCACAGAGCATAGCACGTTTACGGGCGCTCTAGGTGAAGTAACCGTAAATACAACTAAAAACACTCTTGTAGTCCATGATGGCACGACTGCGGGTGGTTCAGAAATTGTATCTTTGGCCGCATCCCAAACTCTTACAAACAAGACACTAACTTCACCCGTTCTAACAACTCCTAATCTTGGAACGCCATCATCGTTAACACTGACTAACGCAACTGGTCTGCCGATTTCGACTGGTGTATCTGGTCTAGGTACGGGTATTGCAACATTTTTGGCTACTCCATCGTCTGCGAATCTATTATCGTCAATGGTCGACGAAACTGGTTCTGGTTTACTAGTCTTTGGTACTTCACCAACAATCACGACTTCTATTCTAACTGGCAGCACCACATTCTCTCTGATTAATACAACGGCTACTACCGTCAATTTTGCAGGTGCAGCGACTACTCTTTCTATCGGTGCGTCAACTGGCACTACAACTGTCAACAATGATCTTGTAGTTTCGGGTAACCTAACTGTTAACGGCACTACTACGACGATTAATGCCACAACCATCTCAGTAGATGATATCAATATCGAACTTGGTTCAGTTGCTACTCCCACAGATGTTACAGCGGCAGGTGGCGGTATCACTCTAAAGGGTGCCACAGACAAAACAATCACTTGGAGTTCTGCCAACGGCTGGACATCATCTGAAAACTTCAATCTGGCCACAGGTAAAGGTTTCAGCATAAATGGTACCTCTGTCTTAACTTCAACCACATTAGGATCAGGTGTTACTGGTTCGTCACTAACTTCTGTTGGTACAATCGGTACAGGAACTTGGCAAGGTACAGCGGTTGGCATAGCATATGGTGGTACGGGTAAAGCAACTGCACCTGCGGCCATGGCTAACCTTATGGGTTATACGTCAACTGCTACTGCCGGTGGTACCACAACACTGACAAATACAAGCTCGTATTATCAACAGTTCACTGGCACCAGCTCACAAACAGTAGTTCTTCCGGTTACCAGCACTCTACAAACTGGCTGGACTTTCCATATAGTCAACAACAGCACGGGTAACGTTACTGTTCAAGCATCCAGCACAGATGTTGTAATTGTTGTAATTCCAGGCACAACTGCCATGGTCACATGTATTTCTGTTGTATCGACAAATAATACTGCATGGGAATCTGGTCTAACGGACTTCTCGACTTACACCGGCACGGGTAACGTTGTATTATCAACTTCTCCGACATTGACAACTCCAGTTTTAGGAACACCATCTTCTGGTACTCTTACTAACTGCACAGGTTTACCGATTTCAACAGGTGTTTCTGGACTAGCGGCAGGGGCGGCGACATTTTTAGCCACTCCGTCTTCTGCAAACCTGGCAACATTGCTTACAGATGAAACTGGTTCTGGTGCAAACGTTTTTGCTAACTCGCCTACACTTGTTACACCGACTTTAGGTGTTGCATCTGCTACGAGCATCAATAAGGTCGCGATTACTGCTCCACTGACCGGCTCAACGCTTACCATTGCAGATGGTAAAACCCTTACAGCAAGTAACACTCTAACTTTTACTGGCACCGATGGCTCTTCTGTTGCTTTTGGAGCTGGCGGCACAGTTCTTTATTCTGGTGGCGCACTTGGTACTCCGAGTTCTGCTACACTAACTAATGCAACCGGGCTGCCCATTTCTACTGGCGTCTCTGGTCTTGGAACGGGTGTAGCTACTTTTCTGGCAACACCATCTTCTGCTAATTTAATTTCTGCAATCACAGATGAAACCGGAACTGGTTCACTCGTTTTTGCAAACTCGCCAACTCTAGTAACACCGAATCTAGGTACACCAAGTGCAGTCACGCTAACAAATGCAACTGGTCTTCCAATTTCAACTGGTGTTTCTGGGTTGGGCACTGGTGTAGCGACATTCTTGGCAACTCCTAGCAGCGCCAATCTGGCCGCGGCCCTTACAGATGAAACCGGCACAGGGACAGTTGTTTTCAGTGCAAGCCCAACATTTACAGGCACTGCAAACTTTGCTGCGATTGGTACTACAGGTAATGCCACTGTTGGTGGTGATCTTACTGTAACAGGCAACGTAACTGTAAACGGGACAACTACGACTATTAATTCAACCACAATTTCGGTTGACGATAAAAACATTGAACTTGGTTCAGTTACTACTCCTACCGATATTACTGCCGATGGCGGTGGTATCACTCTAAAAGGTGCTACCGATAAAACGTTTAACTGGGTAAGTGCAACTAGCGCATGGACTTCAAGCGAACATCTTGCATTAGCCGGTGGTAAAAATATACTACTAAATGGCAGCACAAGCGGAACAATCACTCTTGCTGTTCCTTCTGCCGCAGGAACAAATACTGTTACTCTTCCAGCCACAACTGGTACAGTAATCACAACAGGTGATACTGGCACCGTCACTAATACCATGTTGGCTGGTTCTATTGCGAATGCGAAACTAGTCAATAGCAGCATCACAGTAAACGGATCTACTATCTCGTTGGGTGGCTCTGCGACTATTACGGCATCTACTACAAATGCTCTTACTATTGGTACTGGTCTTTCTGGCACCAGTTTCAACGGCGGTAGCGCAGTAACGATTGCCATAGATTCTACGGTAGCTACTTTAACTGGGGCACAAACTCTTACCAATAAAACAATCAGCGGCGCATCAAATACGCTAACGAATATTGGTAATAGCTCACTGACAAATAGCAGCATCACGATTAATGGTTCTGCTATTTCTCTTGGTGGTTCAGTCTCCGGTTTGGCAACTACTGCCGGTAACCTGTCACAATTTGCTGCTACAACATCTTCTCAATTAGCCGGTGTTATATCAGATGAAACTGGTTCTGGTGCCCTAGTTTTTGGTACTAGTCCGTCCCTAACTACACCGGCTCTCAGCGGAGCAACTGTAAGCACTAACAATGCTGTTTCAGCCGCTGGTACGACACAGGGTACTGGCACTGCATTAACAAATGATTATAACGTCATCACTACGGCCGCCGCAAGTTCTGGTGTAGTTCTTCCAACTGCAACCGCCGGTAGAAGAGTCGTTATTGTAAACAAGGGTGCAAATACTCTTACAATTTATCCAGCATCTGGTGGATATATTGACGCATTAGCTCTTAACGCTGGTATTCAATTGGCCGCAAACGGCACAATGGAACTTATGGCATCGTCAACGACACAGTGGTATAGCATTGCTAGAGTTGCTATCTTTGACGCATCAGGGAACTTATTGAACTAATGCCTACAACTATTCAAATTAAAAGTAGTGAGACAGCCGGTTCCGTTCCACTGGCAGCGCAATTGGCAGTGGGAGAACTTGCTGTTAATCTTGCGGACGCTAAAATATATTCTAAGACTTCCGGCGGAACTATCGTCCAGGTAAGTGGAACTACAGGACTTGTGTTTCCAGGTGATCTTGGATTAATTACAGATGCTATCGTTTCTGAATATAACTTCGGATTAATAACCGAAGCGGCTGCTTAATATAAATAGTCCTAAAGAGGAAGACAAATGGCAATTTCATCAAGACAAGGACTAATAGATTATAGTCTCCGTAGACTTGGATTTCCTGTCATCGAAATAAATGTCGATGAAGACCAGGTGCAAGATCGCGTTGATGATGCTCTTCAATATTTTCAGGAATATCATTTTGATGGTGTAGAGAGAGTATATCTCCACCACAAAATTACAGGTGCTACCTTGCGCGTTAGTGGTCTATCTGCACCGTCATTCGAACTAGGAGAAAATCTAGTAGGTGCTATTTCTGGTGCTAAGTGTAAAGTCCATTCTATTGATGGTACTACTCTATCTGTATCTAAGGTTTCAGGTGAGTTCGTTGCAAACGAAATTGTTACCGGAGAGAAATCTGGATTTAGCAGAACATTAACTGCATCCAATTTCTATACGGCTGGCGATATTCAAAATGGATATGTTTCAATACCAGATTCCGTAATCGGTATCATTAGAATTCTTCCAGTTAATGGTCCAAGTTCTGGTATGAACAATGCAAACAATATGTTTGACATTATCTATCAGTTCCGTATGAATGATATGTATAATTTACTATCAGCCGATATGATTTATTACACACAGATGAAGCAGTATTTGTCTATGCTAGACATGCTGTTGGTCGGTGATAGATCATTTGCATATAATCGTAAAACAGATAAGTTGACAATTCATTGCAACTGGGAAGATGTATTTGATCCAGGTGATTATATCATCGTAGAGTGTTATCGAATTGTTGATCCCGCTACATATACCCAAGTCTATGATGATATGTTCTTGAAGAAATATACCACAGCCCTTATCAAGCGCCAGTGGGGAGAGAACATGAAGAAGTTTGGTGGTATGCAGCTACCAGGCGGCATCGTCATGAATGGCCAACAAGTATATGACGAAGCAATAGAAGAAATTTCCAATATCGAAGCTGAAATGCAATCGAAGGCAGAACTTCCTGTAGACTTCATGGTAGGCTAAGATCATGCCAACGAACTTCTACTTTCAATCAGGAAATACATCTGGCACAACAGGCGAACAACGTCTGTTGGAGGATCTGATTATCGAAAGTATGAAGATTTATGGTCATGATGTTTATTATCTACCAAGAACCATAATGAATAAAGACAACATTCTTTTAGAAGACCCGTTGTCATATTTCGCACAAGCATATCCTTTAGAAATGTATCTTGAAAATACAGAAGGCTTTGAGGGCGAAGGCGAATTGCTAACTAAGTTTGGTTTCGAGTTTAGATCGAATGCCACCTTTGTTGTAGCTAGACGCCGCTGGGAAGAATCTGTTGGCAGACAGGCATCGAACTTACAGTTACCAGAACGTCCAGCAGAAGGTGATCTTCTGTTCTTTCCTAAGACAAAGACTTTCTTTCAAATCAACTATGTAGACTTTCTGAATCCTTTCTATCAGTTGGGTAAAATTTATACCTACAGAATGTCTTGTCAGGTATTTGAATTTAGTTCGGAAACTATTAACACTGGCATTTCTGAAATCGATAGTATCACTGGCGTCAAAACCCAAGATACTCTTGGTTGGCAACTTATCATGGAGTCAGGCGACTACGTTCTTGATAGCAAGGGTAATACAATCATTCTACAAACTAGCGGCACAACAAATGTTGATCCATTAGATCAGACAAATGAAATCGAAGCAGAAGCAGCTGGATTCCTAGATTTCACTGCATTCAATCCATTCGGTGAAGTTCAAGTGAGGGCTGCGTAATGTTTTTAAAACAGCATTTTTATCACCAGCATATTCGCAAGGCTATTATTGCGTTTGGAACAATCTTTAATCAGATAACAATTCATCGCAAAAATTCTGCTGGTGAAATTGCACAATCGATTAGAGTTCCTTTAGCATATGGTCCAAAACAAAAGTTTTTAGCTCGTATTGCGGCAGTACCAGGAAATGATCCAGCGTCGGTAGCTGTTACTCTACCTAGAATTGGTTTTGAGATTACCGGTCTACAATATAACCCTCAGCAAAAACTTTCTATTCTACAAAAGAATACGGCAGTTGGTGTGGGTGATGATGCCAATAAAGTAAGAATGCAATATACAAGCACCCCTTATACATTGTCAATATCTTTATTCATCATGTCTAAAAATCAAGATGATGGATTACAAATCATTGAACAGATTTTACCATTCTTCAATCCAGATTTTTGTGTGACTATCACCGATATTCCAGAGATGGGAATCAAAAGAGACTTACAAATTATTCTAGATAATATTTCATATGAAGATAATTATGAGGGTGAGTTCACTCAAAGACAGTCTATCATTTGGAATTTAAACTTTACTCTTGGTCTTAACTTCTATGGACCAGTCGATCAACAGGGTTATATTAAAACTGCGATTGCAAATACATACGCAAATATTAATCCATCGGCAGATACCACAGAGAAGATCAAATATCAAGTAACATATACACCTGATGATGCATCCTATCTAGATGATTGGAGTTACGTGGAGCAATTTGATGAAGCATTCGAATAATCAATACGACAAATTAGACGCTATTTTCGGCACACACATGGATGAAGTTCTCGGTCAAAAAGAACAATTACCTGCTGTGGTCGAAGAGCCGGGATTACCAGAAGTCGTATCTACGGGAGATGACATCGAAGATGACTATCAAGTAGCCCGTAAAAAACTAAATGAACTTATTGGCAAGAGCGAACAAGCGTTGCAGGGTATGTTGAATGTGGCTCTCGCTAGTGATAGTCCTCGTGCGTATGAAGTTGTTGGCCAGCTAATCAAGACCACCGGCGATGCGGCCAAAGACTTGTTAGATTTGCAAGCCAAGAAAAAGAAACTTCGCGAAGAAGAACCGAAGAAACAAAGTATCGATACTCAAAATAATATCATCTTTTCTGGATCGACCTCTGAGTTATTAAAAGCATTGAAAGCAGAGAAAGCTAAAGTCATAGATCATGAGTGAAGAAGTATCTTCCTATCACGGTAATATTAACTTAAAGCCGATAGGTCACAAACACAATTTTACGATAGAACAACTGGCAGAAATTGAAAAGTGCCAGGAAGATCCTATTTACTTTATTGAGAACTATTGCTACATTGTTACTCTTGACCACGGCCTTCAACTGTTCAAGTTGTATGATTGTCAGAAGGAAAAAGTCCTTCACATTCTAAACAATCGTAAAGCAATTCTCATGGAAGGTCGCCAGCAGGGTAAGACTATTACTTCCGCTGCTTGTATTCTATGGTATACTTTGTTCCAAGACAGCAAGACTGTGGCTATCATGGCCAACAAGACGGCGGCTGCTAGAGAAGTTATGTCTCGTTATCAGGGCATGTATGAAAACTTGCCTCTATGGATGCAACAGGGTGTAAAGACATGGAACAAGGGTGACGTTGAACTTGAAAATGGTTCAAAGATTTTTACCGCTGCCACTACTGCTTCCGGTATTCGTGGTAAGTCTGTTAACTGGCTATACATTGACGAAGCGGCGATCATTCCCAACACAGTCGCAGAACAATTCTTCGCTTCCGTTTATCCTACAATTTCTGCTGGTCAGACAACAAAGATTCTTCTGACTTCTACACCACTGGGCTACAATCACTTCTGGAAGTTCTGGAACGAGGCAGAGAAGGGCCATAATGGCTTCGAGCCTATGTTCATTCCTTATGATAGAATTCCCGGTAGAGACGAAGCCTGGGCAGAAGAACAGCTCCGCCTACTTGGCGAATTGAAGTTTAACCAAGAAGTTCTTTGCGAGTTTCTTGGCTCAAGTAACACACTCATTAGCGCAAAGACATTAGGCGGTATGAGTTCAATCGATCCGATCCACTCTAAAGATGGATTAGATGTTTATGAAGAACCAATCGAAGGACATATCTATGCAATGGGCGTAGATACAGCCAGAGGTGTTGGCGGTGACTATTCAGCATTTACAGTTATAGATGTTACCGAGGTGCCATATAGACTTGTTGCTAAGTATCGTGACAATAAAATTGCACCTATGTTGTTTCCAAACATCGTAGCTAAAGTGGGTAATGATTACAATAAGGCATATATTCTAGTTGAAATCAATGATATTGGCCAACAAGTTGCTGATATTCTACACATGGAACTAGAATATGATAATATACTTACAACTGTTAAGACAGCCCTAAAGCAATATCTATCGCCAGGGTTTGGAACTAAGACCCAACGTGGCGTTAGAATGACTAAGCAAGTAAAACGCCAAGGTTGTTTTGCGGTAAAGTCTCTTTTAGAAGAACAGAAGTTATTAATATTTGATGCCGAAACCATTTCAGAGTTCTCTACTTTTATTGAGAAACAGGGAACTTGGATGGCAGACGAAGGTTACTTTGATGACCTTGTAATGAGTCTGGTTCTATTTGCTTGGATGACAAGTAATCCATACTTCAAAGATATGACAAATGTTGATATCAGAGAGAAGATGTATAAGGATCAGATGGAACAAATCGAAGACGATTTGACTCCGTTTGGAGCAATAAATAATGGGTTCCAAGAAGACTATTTTGTATCGAATGGCGATCTATGGAAAGTAGCTCAAGATGATGATGTACCTCGTCGTGGAGGTTGGTTACTGTAACTTTCACATTTTATAAATAAAAACATAAAAACGACAAGTGAATATTGTCAAGTTTACAACGAGGAGAAGAATATGGCTTTTCAATTATCGCCAGGTGTTCTAGTAACTGAGAAGGATCTAACAAACGTTATCCCAGCCGTATCGACTTCGGCTGCGGCGTTTGTAGGTGAATTCGCATGGGGCCCTGCCAACGAAATTTTCACAGTGGGTTCTGAAAATGACCTGAAAAAGTATTTCGGACTACCACTGAATACATCTGACTGGTTTACCGCTGCTAACTTCCTAGGCTATGGTAACAACCTACAGCTAGTTCGTGCTGTCGGTGCATCTGCACTGAATGCTACTTCGGCTGGCGAAGGCGCATTGATTAAAAACAGAGACATTTACGAAGCTCAATATGAAAATGGTGTACCATTCAATTCATTGGGTGTTGTCGCAGCAAAGTATCCAGGCGATCTAGGTAATTCACTTGAAGTTCAGATGGCAGACGTAACATCGTTCTTCACCTGGGAATACGCATCATACTTTGATAGCGCACCTAGCTCAAGCGTTCACGCTCAAGCAGCAGGTTGCACCAACGATGAACTTCATATTGTAGTCATCGATAAGTTAGGTATGTTCACCGGTTCGCCTAACACAGTTCTAGAAAAGTTTGCCTTTGCATCTAAGCAAGCAGGTAATACTCTGGCTGATGGCACAAACAACTACTATAAGGCCGTATTGAACGAGCAATCACAGTATGTCTGGTGGATGGGTCACCAAGGTTCAAACTGGGGTGAAACTTCGAACACTGATTTCGTAGGCACGGAAACTAATGACCAGACTCTTGGTCAAGAACCTCTAGTTGCGACTCTTGCATTCGGTGCAAACGATACTCCAACAGACGGTGACGTTCAAGCCGGTTATGCACTGTTCGCGAACAAAGAAATCGTAGACATTTCTCTTGTTCTTACCGGCGCACACAGTTCAGCCGTTGTCAATTACGCAATCGATAACGTTGCTCTGGCTCGTCTTGACTGCGTTGTATTCTTCTCGCCACCTCTGGCAGCGGTATACAACAACGCAGGAAACGAAGCAGCGGATGTTGTTACTTATCGTCAAGAAGATATCGGTCGTAACACCTCATATGCTGTTATGGACTCAGGCTGGAAGCGCCAATATGACCGCTACAATGATCGCTACATCAACGTTCCTCTAAACGCTGATACTGCTGGTCTTTGCGCCCGCACAGACACAACCAACGATGCTTGGTGGTCACCAGCTGGCTTCAATCGCGGCCAGATTAAGAATGTTGTAAAGCTAGTTTGGTCTCCAAATCAGACCGAGCGTGACACTCTTTACAAGAATGGTGTTAACCCTGTAGTTACCTTCCCAGGCGAAGGCACACTACTTTACGGTGATAAGACACTTCTTGCTAAGCCAAGCGCATTCGACCGTATCAACGTTCGCCGTCTATTCATCGTTCTTGAAAA